GGTTCATTCGGGTCAAGGGTAATTCCACTAAATTGCTCAAGTACAACCTTCCGTCTATCATTATCGTCTCCCCGACGTATGTACAAATCAAATGTACCACGATTTTCATCTACATTGGCGATTTCCCATTTGATATTATACCGAGTTCCAGTTTCAATTGCATTTGTTTCGAAGTCGGAAACGTAATTAGTACCACCCGCGGCTTTGTTAGTACCAAATATCAATGGTTCACTTGCTTCACCGTCCTCTAAATCCGCTTTGGTTAAAATTGAATTGAAACCAGCATCAGTGACATCAATTGCAACGTCTTTATTTGCATAGAAAGCGTTTGTGTATTGAATGGTAACCACTTCGTCGGTCGAGGTGGCGAACAAATCGGTAGCCGATGTATTTATTTTACCCGCAATATTCTCGGCAGTTACTGTGGAATCTGCCGCTTCAAAATCATCAGCCGTGAGTGTTATACTTTGTGTGCCGAAGCCGACACCACCGGATACTGTGAATTCGATAACTCCATTTTCAGTACCAGCAACTGTTCCAACAGTGATAGTACCAGTTGGGTACACAATAGATTCGGTAAATGTATTCAATGATTCACCGTCACCAATAGTTTCCAATTGGAACGACATTGATGTCTCGTGTTTGGGCGGAACAGTAGGGTCAGCTGTCAAATCGGCGTATGCACCACTACTAATTACATTTGAGAACGCAGGAAATGCACTCTCACCATCAATCCTCATCACAGTAACAACATCACCCCAACGGAGATATTCCTGTACCGCGTATGTAGTCAAGTATTTGTATGATTGAGTATCGTCCTCAGAAGAACCCGATTCAAATATATCACCATACCAACGTAAATATTCAGAATATGATGCAACCTTTGTCGGCATGAGAACAGGCCCACGAACAGTAGGGCCGATTACACATGCTCCTACGGGTGGTATCGGAGCGGGAATGAATGAAAGGTCAAACTCCCGTGTATACACACCAGCAGACAGAAAAGTAGTCTTTGCCATTTTTTAATCCTCATTTTTATTACAATAGATGTTTACTATAAATAATGAGGAAATTTTCCAAACAATAAAAAAATTGGTAAAAATTACAAATTTCCTAATGGGTCATTACGTCTCTCATCTATCCTGTCCCGAGTCTCCTGTGGTAAGTGGGGTGGGTGGTCAGGATACAGTTCGTATTGAGACATCTCGTTTATAAAGTCCACCCGTTTTATTGAATGTGCTTTCCTAACCGTAGATTCTCTCATACTGTATTCCGGCATAATGAATCCACGAACATCCAATGACATCTGTGCAGTAACCAATCTGTCCTCCCCCGAGGCGTTGGTGGTATCAAAACTCATGTCACCTACCTCTACCTCAAAAGTCATTGCGTCTCCCCACATCATCTTGTGTTCAGGTATCAATTCCTCAATGATGTAATTCATATGTGTAGTCAATTCTGTCCATATAAATAGGTCATATGTTACTCGTATGTATTCGGGTAGTGTTACTACAAAACTTTCAAATGATGGATATGTTTCATACGTTTTGTTTATCCAATCGTTTTTGATGTTCTTCTGTCGTTTTCCAAGATATACATTTGCAGTCCCAGCATTCACCCCAGGAATATCTAATTTAACGAATCGGTCATCATTTGCGATTGCGGTACGTTTCAATGCAATCACAGGAGTCATTATCTTTCGTGACTTGTCTCGTAAGTATCCGTGTCTTTGAATCTGTGACCACGTCTCCCCGTTAGCAAACATGACCTGTACGGGTACTTGTTCACCGTTTTCTTGGATGGTAAACGCCATGTTGTTCTTTAGGTGATACAGTATCGCGTAGTCTATATCATAGATGTTTACTACGGGAGTAGTGAATGTGTCGGTATCACGACGGATATCGTATGCACGATTTCGTGAAGCATGTCCACCACCCACATACTCGTTACGATTCTTATAAGATAGTTTGTTATCAGCCATTTATCCGCCTCATCGGTTTATAGGAATGTAGGTATACTTGAATTCGTGTCAGTAGGGCCGGGTTCTATACCTGTACGTTTGTCAACTATCTGTAAACGGTTGGTACGAGTCAAATGACACGACGCAACAACAGATACCACATATCCATGGTCTACCCAATCCCCCTCCTGTGTTCCAATACTCGTCTCGGGATTTCTACCTGACCAATAATTGCTTTCACTCAATTGGTCTATCTCGTAATACCCACCATCATATTCAATAATATCACCTTCCTGTAAATATACATTTGCCTCTATTAAGTCCTCCCTCAAAAATCCTGCTTGGAATGTTCTCGTGAAATCCAAAAAGTTCTCACCCGCACTTGTTTTACTCTCCAATATTACCTGTGAATACAGTCGGATTGGTGGTTGGTATGCACGGTTGTTGGATTCTTCGTATATATTCACGTCGGTCTGATTCAGGTCAAGTTGGTATACCGCAACCTCCACGGAGGAGAAACCCCTCATGACCTCACGATTAACCCCAAGTAGTAACCCTGCGTCCCGTTTTGAATTGAATAGTGGCATATTGCGTCCTTATTTTACGTATATCTTCAAAGGTACAAAACCCAATTGTGAACTCAATGCCTCACCCTCTGCTGTCCGTCTCTCCAACTGTGCCTGCCGTGACATAGAATCTAACATCTCGGTCAATTCGGTTCGGAGATTTTCCTTTTCGGTATCAGCCTGTGATATCAAGTCCCCACCATTCAATGATACAGTAACATCACCCGTCATCGGTAGGTCTGCGTACTTACCACGTATCAATCCCAGCATCTCCTTTGCCAATGCGAGTGTATACCTACGTATCCAATTCCTACCTATCTGATTTATGAATTTATATTTCTTCACCCCGTATGGAATATTACTGTGGTCTGATATTATTCCACCATTATCCCCAGATACCAACTCGTCTACCGCTTCCTTATCCAAGGTGTATTGGAAATACAGTTTTGCATCTTCCGTAGGTATTGGGAATATCCGTAGTCGTGTTCCTGTCAGTTGGAAGGAATGTCCCGACTTTCGTATCTGTTCGTGCATCTCTATACCCTGCATCCTCATCACGTCATAGTGGAGTGGCATCAATGTGTATTGAATACCCAAACTACCCCACCCGAATTGGTTGAGGAGTTCTTGATTCGCAACCCCCGAATATCCTATCGGGTCAATGAACCGTGCCAACGGAGATGTGTCATCATGGAATACTTTACGAATTGTAAATTTATCGGTTTCGGGATTTCCAACCTCAAAATTCGTAACAGTCGAATCGGTGAAATCATATACCTGTCGGTCTGCTTTCATATCTATACTACCCGTATACCATGTCTGCGTCCCGCCAGTTCCTGTTTCAGTTCCGTATGCCTCCGCCAATTCAAATATACCTTTCAAGGTCGGAGTTACATACTGATTCTCTAATGCAATCCCTTCAGATGACTGCCCCGACAAATTCAGTAGGTTATCTCGTGCGGAATAGGTATTGACAAGCGCACTGTATTCAATCACCGCCTCCTCGAAAGCAGAGTATAAGTTTTCGGGAGTTAATTCAACATCGGTTATCGGATACCCCAATCGTCTTGCACACCATACCGCAACTTTTTCTGCATCAATACGGAAGTGTGGGTCTCCATCGAAGTAACCGTAAGGTGTACTCTCCCCGATGCAGAAACTACCACTACCTTCCCATATCCGTATAATTGGTGATTGTGCCATATTTGGTTTCCCCATTTAATAATAAATAGTATGGAAACCGTTAAAATGTATACCTATATTCCGAATCTACCGCGGGTTGCGTTGAAATTTTGTAATACTTCGTCTGCTGTTAATGCTCGGTTATATATTTTAGTAATTGGAATTTTACCATTAAGTTGTCTTATATTAGAAGAATTTCCACGAGCAATATATCTAACATTTAATCCAGAATATGTTGCATTCCAAGTATAAGTTGTATGGTCTCCACCTTCAGCAATTCCATTCAAATACATTTGATATGATGTTCCCGAATCATTACACACCAAAACAACATTATACCAATTATACGCCTGTAATACTGTACTTCCATATTTCCAAACACCCGGACTTCTATTCCAAAGTGCCAATTTACTACTTAAAACTGACCAATACCAACTATTATGTGTAATGGTCTCTGAACCAATGAAATTTGCTGGAGAAGTAGTGTTATTATAAGTGGTTGGGATGAAATCAAAGTTCACCCAATTTTCTACTGTCCAACCACCAGAAGATTTGAAAACAATATCAGAACCAAAATCGACATAATCATCCACCCCATCAAAAGTTAAACTTCCTCCATTCCCACTATCATACCCGACTCCGTTTACCAATTCCCCATGATTAGTGTTTCCAGATAAATCAGCCCAACCTCCACCAGTCGCAACTGTTGCTCCTCGTGTTTGACCCGCCCCAATAAAATGGGTGGGTTTCTCTGTTAATTCATACTGAATTCCTGTGATATACATTTTTTTATTTCCTGCCGTTCCTGTGTATTGGACGACCGGCCCGTATCCAATAGAACCAATCCATCCACCATTTCGACCTTCGTGATTTCCACCTATTCTATACCAACCCGGCCAACCCGGAACGGTTTCAATAAACGCATTTCTATTTATAACACCGCTCCCATAACTAATAGAATTGGTATTCAAATTGAAGTATATAGTATTTGATGAATCGTTCGACAACCCAATAGTAACTTGTGTGAATTCTGTTATCGGTGATATTGGATATATATAACAAGATAATGAGTGATTGCCAATTTCGCCTCCTCCGAATCTATTCAATAAAGCATACCCAGATTGCCCCGACTCTTCTATTAAAGTTGCGCCCATTCCTATTGGGGTAGAAATATTAGATTCATAAGTCTTATTTAATGTTGGTGTAAAATATTCATTATTATTGGCATATGCATTTCCACTAAAATCTCTATCATTTCTAACTAAATTAGTAGTCGGTTCTCCCCTAAAAGAAGTTATATCCGCACCATCTAATGCGAGTACCAACCCATCCGTTACTATTTTACCACCACTACGTCTTGCCATAACCTATTCCGTTTTATATCCCGAATCTACCTCGGGTTGCGTTGAAATTTTGTAGTACTTCGTCTGCTGTTAATGCTCGGTTGTATATTTTAGTTATTGCCATTTTACCTATGAAATATCTACTATATGAATTATTATACTCATAT